TGAAAAACAAATTGAAACCTTTACCAAGTCAGTTACTCGTTTTTTAAATTTTGATTGTGTTATAAAATTAGCAAATCCAGGTAATTTTGATAGAAAGTTGTTTAATTCATTTTCTAATTTATCTGAATTTATTCCTGTTGATAAGTTAACATTTAACCCTTACAAAAAAGGTACTTTACCTGGAGACGGTACATCAACAACATTACTACAAAGTCTTGCTCAAAATACAACTGCTTGGAATACTCTAAGAACGTATTTAGGATTTACAACAATTCCAAATATGGAATATCAAAATCAAGTACAACCAAATTTTCCTTCAGTGCCGTTGACTCAAACACCAGCAAATCCAACGGTAACCTATACACCACCAACAGTAGGACAAACTTACAGAACGTTCCAAGACATATGTACTGGTACATATTTTAATATTACGGACCCGGATGATAATACCATGACTAGCTCATTTAATTATACTAATGGAGATATATGGTATTTAGAAGTTGTCGATAACACCTCACAAAGTAAAAATTTCTGTGCTAGAAAAGTATCAGATAGTGCAATAACTACCAACTATAATTTAGTGCTTGATGACGATTACCCTGAAACAAACGCAGTAAATGTTACACCTGAAAGTTACTGTATGTCTTTTTATCAAACACTAATAAATTGTCAACAATCACCACTCACATCACCTATTCAGTTGGAGTTTCTTGGAAATAGTGGAACTTTAATTCCGGAAACATCACCTCCTGGAGATGCTACATATTTTAATATTGTTGTACCAAGTGGTGGGTATGCATCTTACAGATTAACAGGTATACCTAATTTTGACCCAACAAATCTTGGTAGTGTTTTATTTTATCCTGCTGGTAGTAATTTAAATGACCCAAATATTTTACCATTACCTTTTAATGGTTACGGTGGCGCGAATACCAATTACACTAGAGTTTACGAAATTAACAATAATACTTCGGGTAATTATATTATGGCAGTTAGGTACGCTGTTACATACCCTAACTATGCGACATACACTGCGAATGTTTCAACATTAGGTGGAAATCAAACAACAATACCTACACAAACTAATACAACAATACCACCAACACCTTTACAAGGAAGTCAAAAATCATTTGTTACTGATTTCTTTATTGATAATGATATTGATTTCACATCAGACAATATTAAATCGCTTTACCCACTTATTAGGTTATATGCTGACCAAAAATTAAATGACCCTACATATAATAAAAGTAAGTTTACAACATTTATTAATAATGTATTAATTGACCAAAGAACATTACAACAAAATATGTTGAATGAAACTTTTAGTAATTTAAATAAAACATTGAAAAATATTGATGTAAAAACACAAACACCAAACGTTTCAGTTAATGGTGATACGGGTAAGTTAAGTTTATATAATACATTAAAAGGATTTAACGATAAATGGATTGCTGGTTCTGATTTAAAATATGTTACATTGTTTGAAGACTTTTTATTCATGGATAGAGCTAATAGTGACTTAGGTGATACATTTGTTGTTGACATGGATAAAGTAGTAAACAGATTAGATACTACAAATAACCCTGAAACCAATCTAATGCAGGTTGTTAGTAATATTTTAAGTGATAATCAGTTTATGTTTATGGCGATGCCGGCGTATATAAATTTTTATGGTATACAAACGGCAATTAAAAATGGAACACCAATAGACATTGAGATTCCTAACTCACTTTTTGGTACCTATTTAGAAGTTGATTATACAAAGTCTAGCCCTAAATTTTTATGTCTTTATATGGGTAACCCTTCAGAGTACCCAAAACCAAAAGAAAACTCATTTATTAGGTTTGGTGATGATAGTTTTGATTTGAGAGTTCCTGATAACCCACTAAGAATATCGGACCCAAATAGAGACTACTCTAAAACAAATAAAGTGGTTGGGTTTAGTGTTGATTTTGGGGTTCAAAATCAAAACATATTTAAAAGTGTTGATTTAGATATGTCAGAAATGAAAAATACTTCAGAATCTTTTAAAGTTTTTGCTGATATAGGAGGGTCCGTTGCTGGTGACCAAGTCGCTCAACAATCAGTCTCAATGTATAGTATTTACAAATCAAGGTCGTATTCTTGCGGAGTAACATCAATGGGTAATGCAATGATACAACCAACAATGTATTTTGTATTAAGACACGTACCTATGTTTTATGGACCTTATTGGATTTATGAAGTTAATCATAGTATAACCGAAAGAGGATTTGATACCGATTTTAAAGGTACTAGAATACCAAAATATAGTTTACCTAATGTTGACCAACTTGTTACTAATGTTAATAAAAAAATATTATCATCATATAAAGAAAAAATTAAAAAAGAAAAACCGGTTGTTGATAAAAAAGATGAGGAATTAGCTAACACCGACCCTACTATTGGTACCGTTAAAACACAAACACAACAATGTATTGAACTTACCGAATATAAAACATTAGAATTTGTTGAAGTAACACCAACAAAAGTAACAGTACAAGAAATATTACCAATAATAAAAACAGCGACAAATAAAAAATCATTAAGAGCATTATTATTAGGTATAGGGTTTACTAGAAATATAAATAGCTTCGATTCAAACGCTAACTTATTTAACACATCTAATTATAATTTTTATGAAATATCTACCGAAAATAAATTTACGGGTAATATGGATTCATACATAAAAAATCAAATGTGTGCGACAATTAATAATACGGTTAGAAGTATGGCTAGTTTTAGCGATTTTAAAACACCAACCGATTTTATGGTTTCATTCTATTCTGTATATGAACCAATAATTGAAAGTTTAAAAAATTTAAATCCAGATACTAATATCTATAAAAGTTATGGAAAAGCCCTAGCTCAATTAGCAATTACTACATGGGATACCCCAATAGGATTAAACTCTACCGCATCAGAAATAAAACAAAAGGCGCTTGACCAAGTTGGTACTAACATAAATGTTTATGACCTATATGTTCAGTATTTTACTAACGCTTACGAGAATTTTGATAAAAACCCTAATTAAGGTATATTTATATAATAAATTAAAATATGAACATGAAAAATTTACTTGACGATTATCTTAAAAAAGATACACGTATTACACAAAAAGATAGCGGTAATGGATACCAAGAAGTTTGTGATTTAGATACAGGTGATTGTTATACAATCAGAATGAAAGACGGTTTAATTGAGAGAGTGGATAATACCATGAAAACAAATAGAACATTAAAAGTTGAAACTCCTCAGGGTGTTAAAACATTATTGAACGGTTAAAAATTTAAAAATGAGTTTAGACAGAAAAATTTTAGAAGAATTAAAAAGATTTAATCAAATTAATTCATACATTTTAAATGAACAAGATGTACCACCACCGACACCTGAGGATTTAGGTACCCCACCTGCTGACCCCGCAGCCGCTCCACCGGCAGATGCAGAAATTCCCGCACCTGGCGCAGATGTTGCTGCACCACCAGCGGCAGGGGCAGACGCTGCCGCGGCACCTACTGAAGTACCTGAACCCGTTGATGTTGAAGGTGATCCAGATGTTGAAGAAGTTGGTAAAGAAGAAGAGGGTGAAGAAGAAAGTGAAGAAATTGATATCACTGACCTTGTTACTACACAACAAGAAATCCAATCTAAACAAGATGAATTTATGGATAGTATTTTTTCTAAATTAGATGACTTAGAAAGTAAATTATCTCACATGGATCAAATCATGGACAAAATTAATAGTCTTGAAAACAAATTTGATAAATATAGAGAAAAAACTCCTGAAGAAAAATTAATGTTACGTTCATTAGACTCTTACCCATATAATCAAAAATTAACAGATTTTTTTGATGATAAAAAAGGTGAGATGGAAGAGACTGGTAAAAACGAATATATACTTACTTCTGACGAAGTTGAAAACTTTTCACCAAACGAAGTTAAAAAAACATTCAATATTTACGACGACGAAGACAATTCTTTAAATTAAAAAATAAATTTTTTGAGGGACTCACAAGGTCCCTTTTTTTATGCTCATTTATTTGACATTTTATTATTTGTACCTATTATTAATGAAGATAAAAGAGTAATAATTAAAAATTTATTTATGACAAATTCAGTATTAGATTCAGTACTTGCGCAGTACGAAAAGAACGCACAACCAAGTGGTTCACAGAGAACAAACATCTCACAAGAAGACAGATTAAAGAAGTATTTTTCGGCAATCTTAATGAAAAACGAAACATCCGCACAACGTAGAGTTCGTATTTTACCCACAAAAGATGGTTCATCACCATTTGTTGAAGTATGGTATCACGAAATTATGGTAAACGGACAATGGGTTAAGTTGTATGACCCTGACAAAAACGACAACGAGCGTTCCCCACTTACAGAAGTTTATAATGAACTTATCCAAACGGGTAAAAAAGAAGACAAAGAATTGGCATCGCAATACCGTTCACGTTTATTTTACATCGTTAGAGTAATTGACCGTGATAACGAACAAGATGGTGTTAAATTTTGGAGATTTAAACACAATTACAAAAACGAAGGTATCTTAGATAAAATCCTCCCTATTTGGAAAGCTAAAGGTGATATCACAGATGCTGAAAAAGGTCGTGATTTAATTATCGAACTTAAGAAAGCTAAAACCCCACAAGGAAAAGAGTATACAGTAATTCAAACAGTTATGTATGATGACCCTGCATTACTTCACGAAGATAAAGAAATTATGAGTGGATGGTTGGAAGATGAGTTAACATGGAATGACGTGTATTCTAAAAAACCTGTTGAGTATTTAGAAGCTATCGCAATTGGAGAAACACCAATTTGGAGTACAGAACTT